GCAGGTATGGAGGAAGTAAAAGCAACTAAAGAGAAAAAAGAAAAAGAGCATAAAGAGAAAGAAGTAGGTGTAAAAGAGATTAGATACGACGCCGGAAAACCCAAATCAGGAGGACTTAATATATCAAAAAATGTAACACCGAATATTATTTACTCTAAGCAAGATTTAAAAGCAAAGCTTATTGATCTTGCCCGTCAGATTAATATGATGAAAGGTTTAGATAATGCTGAAACTAGTGCTATTGGAAAACTCATAGACGACATTATGACTAAGCTAAAGGACGGGAGCGTTGCAAATCAAATCAATATTGCTGATAAAGCGTTTCAAAATGCAACAAGGAATATTAAGAGTAAAGTAGCTGAAAAGAATGAAATAGAAGAAATAGAGACTGAAATTGCTGAAGGCATAGATCCTGAATTCCTAAAATCTTTTATTGAAAGTCTTACTATTATACTTCCTCTTGTTACCGGGGGTACTTTAGCACTTACTAAGCATATGAAAAGCGTAGCTAAAAAAGCTATGGAAACACATCCTGAAAAGTTCCCAGGATTAGATCCTAACAACCCTGATGACGTAAAGAAGGTAGAAAAGCAAATAGGTAGCGCAACTACAAGTGCAATGCAAAAATCAGTAGGTGGTACCGGCGGTGCTGGGATAGGTGGTCAATCAAGTAAAGCCTAATAACAAGTTCTGCATTAAGTGATATTTATATAAAACATAGAATAAAATGCCAGTACTAGATCCAAATGAAATAATGTTTACCGCCTATGAACCTACTGTTCAGAACCGGTTTATTATGTATATTGACGGCATTCCTTCCTTCATGATTAAAAGTGCTACCGCACCTAATGTAAACTTGAATGAAGTAAAGCTAGACCATATTAACGTATATCGTAAAATTAAAGGTAAAGCTGAATGGCAAGATATGACCTTAAATCTTTACAATCCCATTTCACCTTCCGGACAACAAGCTTGTATGGAATGGATTCGTCTATCACATGAGTCTGTAACAGGACGCAACGGATATTCAGACTTCTATAAGAAAGATTTGAACCTTTCGATTCTAGGTCCTGTAGGAGATGTAGTTTCTGAATGGATTATTAAAGGAGCTTTCGTTAAGACTGCAAACTTCGGATCTTATGACTGGTCCAATCAAGACGCAATTACAGTTGAATTAGGTATTGGTATGGATTATTGTATATTAAACTACTAGTATCTAATTGATTTTCAACGAGTTAGAGAGCCGCCTAAAAAGCGGCTTTTTTTATAGTATTACGGAAATATTAATGTTTATAACTTATTGATTTTCAATAGGTTATTTTACTATAAAAAGTTGTTTCCAAAGCGGAGAATCCGTATATTTAGGTATAAAATAAAAGTTATGAGTTGGTTAACATTATTCATCGTTAGTTTATCAGTAATCGCTTTAGGGTATCTAGTAGCTAGATTCTGGTTAGAGATTGCATTAATCTTTATCGTTATACGCACTATATTTGTTCTGACGACGATATCAGGTGCTTCTACTATAATCTGGGTAGCCTTCATTGAAGGTAAGACTGATGGATGGCAACAAACTTGGATATTTTTCTTTATACTCTACTCAACTATCCTTGGAATAATTTTAGTTATAATCTTTGATCTCTATAAGTACGGCGTAAGTTTTGTACGAGATATTTTTAAGATCAAGTAAGAAAAGTTATATTTGATATATTTATCAATATATAACTAAATTAAGATTATGGCCGAAAAGTTTACAATCCCGACTGAAACTATCGAATTACCTTCCCAAGGTAAAGTTTACGAAACCACCAATCCTCTCTCTTCCGGAACTTTAGAAATGAAATACATGACTGCACGTGAAGAAGATATTCTCACAAACGTTAATTTATTAAAGCAAGGTGTAGCAATCGAAAGAATGCTTCAATCTCTTATTAAATCCCCTATAAAATTCGAGGATCTTTTATTAGGTGATAGAAATGCTTTATTAATTGCAGCACGTATTCTCGCTTATGGCTCCCAGTATAGCTTTGAGTATACAGATTCTGAGACTGATACTAAAGAAACAATTACTATTAATTTGCAGACTTTAAAAAATAAAGCTGTAGATACTAGCATTTTTAAAAATAAAAACGAATTTACTTTTCAGTTGCCTCATTCAAAAAATACAGTATCATTCAAGCTTTTTACTGTAGAAGATGAAAAGGCTATTGAAGCCGAAATAAAGAGCCTCAAGAAAGCCAACCTGACTGCCGGTGAGATTACTACAAGATTAAAAAGACAAATAATATCTGTTAACGGAGATTATGAACCTAAAACAGTTAGAGAATTTGTTGATAATGCATTAATTGCCAAAGACTCTAACCCACTAAGGGCATATATCACTAAAATTACACCTGATATTGATCTAACAGTTAACTTTACATTATCATCGGGGAAAGAGGTTGAGGAGAGCCTACCGCTAACGGCGGAATTTTTTTTTCCCGGGAGTTGAATATCGTCAAATTTATAAAAGAGAGGTTTTCGAGCTTACCTATCATGGCGGCGGAGGCTTTTCATGGTCTGAAGTCATGGATATGCCGATCAACGAACGCCGTCTCAATATCAAGTTTATCAATGAGCATTTAGAAAAGCTCCAAGAAATCCGGAACGAACGACAAACCGTTACAGCTGATAAACCCTTAATTTCTAAGCCAGACATTAAATCGAAGGCAGAAACGCCTACCTATTTCTCGAAGGTAAAAAAGAAGTAAATAGCTATTTATTTAGAGAATAGTATAGTATGGCTGATAAAATGAACAAGAAACAAAGAGAAGAACAGGAAGCTCTTGAAAGAAGCCAAGTAGGTACCATAAGAGAAGAAGACCTAAGTCTGATGAATCAGTATCTTCTTATGTCTCTAAAAATTAAAAAGGCAAAGCAAGAAGAATTAGGTCTACAAAAAGAAATAAAAGAACTAGGAAGAAAAGCCGTAATAGATGCAAACAAATATAGTAAGGTAACTTTAGAAATAAAGAAATTAGAAGAAGAATTAGCTGAAAGAAAAAAGCAAAATTCTACTACATCTAATAAAAACTTAATTAAGCGAATTGAGAGAGAATTATCTGAAGAGAAAAAGAAACAAACAGCTTTACAGAGAACTGCAGGCGGGCAGTTGAAGGCTATGGAATTCGAAGCGAAGAAGAAAAAAGATGCCCTTATTGCTGAAAAAAAATTAATTGCAGACATAAATAAAGAGAGAGGTATTGGCGGTAGACTTGCAAATCTTTTTAGAACAAAAGAAGAAAGACAGCGACAAATTGATCTCGCTCGTGCAAAAGTAGGCGGCGGTGCAAATCTACCTCCTGGTGGAGGCGCAACCACAACTGGTGCTACTGGAGCAGGAGGCAGTAGCGGCGGGGGTAAAAAGATAGGAGCCGGAATTTTAGGAGCACTAGGTATTGCTGGGCTAGTAGCTGGCATCTCAGCAGGTCTAAGTAAGATATCTGCTCCATTTAAAGCTTTAGGAGGACTAGTAAAGAGTAATCTTACAGCTCCTTTAGCACAAGCATCCAATCTCGTATCAGGAGGAATTGGCGGTGGAGTAGGAATCGGTGGCGGAGCTATTTCAGGTACTGGCGCTACAAGTCTCCTTGGAGGCTTTCAAGATATAATTAGCAAGATTCCTGTTATAGGCGGTCTACTTGGCGGGTTAGTCGGTATACTAAAAGGTGTTGTAGATTTAGTATTAGGTCAGGATCAGGCATTAACTAATTTTGCACGTAATATTGGAATTTCAAAGGATAGAGCCAGTGGAGTAAAAGAAGAGTTCAGAGCTATAGCTAAGGCTAGCGATAACATAGTAGTTAACGAGACCAGATTAATGGAGTCCCAAGTTGAACTTACAAAAGCATTTGGTGTAAGAAATAAGTTTACTGGCGATATACTTCAAAATAATATTAAGCTTAAAGAAATTGCCGGTCTTGAATTAGAAACTAGAAAGGCTCTTGCACAGACTAGTATAACAACAGGTAGAAGCGCCGAAAAACTTACAAAGAGTATTTTAGCCCAGTCAAAAGCGTTTGAGTTTGAGACTGG